CAAGACTTCGACCAACGGACGCTACGCTAGCGCAACAGCAAAAATGGTAATCAACGATACTGGAGAAGTAGGTATCGGAACAACAGAACCCAACGATGATGCGATATTAGAACTATCATCCGCCAATCAAGGCTTCATGCTTCCAAGAGTAGCGAGCACATCATTGCCAACTGTAACGTCTGCTCATAATGGCCTGATGCTTTATGAATCAGACACCCATCGATTAAAAATTGTAGCGAATGGAGAATGGGAAACCGTCAGCTTTGAAGAGTAAAACAGAAAAAGAATTAAATAAAATAGCAGAAATTGAAAAAGCGATTGCTAAGAAGTTCGGAGTAGAAACAATCGTTAATCCCAAGTCACTTTGGACAGATGATAAAGAAAAAGAATACCTCGAACAGCTAGAACAGTTTTATTCTAAACAGCGTAAAGCATTAGAAAACTCAGAGAAAACAGAAGAAGATGGTTTTTTAGTTCCCAAAAATCTAATTACTAAAGAATCTAAAAGAGTTTGCCCAGTTTGTGAGACTTATTCTTTTAGCATGAGAGATGATTTATACATGAATAAATATGAGTGTTGCTACTCTTGCTTTGTTCAATGGGTGGATGATCGCGAAGAAAGATGGTTAACAGGTTGGAGACCGAACAAGGAGCAAAATTAAATGGCTAGTGTATACGATATTATAAAAGGGCTTAATCAAGCAGCAGCAAATGCATATGACGGCTCTCATGTAGCTGATTATAACGCCGATGGCGAAGAAAGGAAAGCAGGACTCAAACGAGAAGAGGGCAATCCCATTACAGATAGCAGAGTAATCGACGGCTTTAAAGTACGCATTAGTGGACCAAAATGTATTGTTACTTATCAGTCTGAGATTCCTATGAAAGACTTTCATAACACGAAGCTTGAAGACGAGCTTGAGCAAACTTATGCTGAAATTATTAAATTTCTTAAGAAAGAATACAAAGCAATCACCAAAGAAACGCTTTCTTTAACTCCAGAAGGAGATCTTGATATCTTGGTGCAGAACATGTCGAAGATTCGAACATGGGTACAATGCACAAAGGTTTATACAATTGGGAATATGACCGATGTAATCCCGACAGGAGAGCCTTCAAAAGATAGAGTAGAGGATAGCTTTCGTAAGTTTTTAGAGTTGGACACCGACAAGAAACCAAAGAATGTAACCCGAAAAAGTGATTAATGGCCTACAAACTCACCAAAGAAAAGATAATCAAAGAAGTCGTAAAATCTGGTAAGAAACCAGTTTATTTTATTAACACATATTGTAAAATTCCACACCCCGGAAAAGGTTTAATCCCTTTCAATACATATGATTTCCAGAATGATTTGGTTGAAGATTTAGCATTGCATCGCTTTATGATTATTCTTAAAGCCCGACAGCTAGGAATCTCAACGATTACAGCAGCTTACGTCGCATGGCTTGTTCTCTTCCATCGTGATAAAAACGTACTGATTGTAGCTACAAAGTTAAACACTGCAGCTAACTTAGTTAAGAAAGTCAAAACAATATTAAAGAATCTACCCGAATGGCTAAAAATAGCAGACCTAACAATAGACAACAAAAATAGTATTGAACTTAGTAACGGCAGTCAAGTAAAAGCATCTTCTACTTCAGGCGATGCTGGTCGTTCTGAAGCGTTGTCGTTGTTAGTTATTGATGAGGCCGCGCACATTGAGAACTTAGATGAGTTATGGACCGGTCTTTATCCTACGATTTCTACTGGTGGACGTTGTATAGCTATCTCTACACCAAACGGTGTTGGTGACTGGTTTCATGAAACTTATATCGGAGCAGAAGCAGCAGAAAATGAATTCCAGCCAACAAAACTATTATGGGATAGGCATCCGGATAGAGATGCAGAGTGGTTTGAAACAGAAACAAAAAATATGAGCCAACGTCAAATTGCACAAGAATACGAGTGTAATTTCAATACTTCTGGTGATACGGTGATTCACTCGAATGATATCTTAAGAATCAAATCAACAATAAAAGAACCCATTTATCGGGTTGGATTTGATAGAAACATATGGATATGGGAAGAGCCAAAAGATGAAAACACATATTTGATATCATCAGACGTTGCTCGTGGAGATGGAAAAGACTCCAGCGCATTTCACGTTATTAAATTAGAAACAATGGAAGTAATTTGTGAATACAAAGGAAAACCAACACCGGATGTTTTTGCCGATATCTTAAACACAACTGGTATCCAATATAATGCAGCAATGGTAGTGGTGGAAAACAACTCTGTCGGGTTTCATGTTATTGAGAAATTAAAAGAAAGGGATTATCCTAACGTATATCATTCTAGAAAAGGAACTCACGAATACGTTGAGCAATATCAAGCAGAAGGGAATTCAAGTGTTATTCCCGGCTTCACTACTTCAATGAAAACACGACCTTTGATCATTGCCAAGTTCGAGGAATTTATAAGAAATAAAGTGTTGACTATTTATTCTAAGCGACTAGCCAATGAATTAGATACTTTTATTTGGAAGAGTGGTCGCCCCGAAGCACAACGCGGCTACAACGACGATTTAATTATGTCGATGGCTATCGGTTGCTGGGTAAGGGACACTGCAATAATTGAAAATCAAAAGGACATTGAATATAAAAAAGCATTTTTAGATGCCATAATGACATCTAATACTCATCTCGATACAACGGTACCGGGAATGCGCCCACCAAGTATGCAAGAAAGACTGTTCGATGAACAAAGAAAGATGAAAGAATTTTCATGGATTTTAAAAGGATAAACAATGGAAAAGAACAAAACACGCAACCCTGACTCACCTCTATTTAAGCGTTTAACGCGCCTTTTCTCAGGACCAATTATTAATTACCGGTCTCAGAATACGAGACAGTTGCGACGTCGACGTCTAGACAAATATGCTCGTGAATTTAAAGATGTCGCAGGTCAGAAGTTCGAGAGAAGCGGTTACAATCCATTAGATAACTTCTCATCCTACAATATGGACACCCAGAGCAGACTCTCTCGTTATGCAGACTTCGAACAAATGGAGTTTATGCCTGAGCTAGCATCAGCTTTAGATATCTATGCTGACGAAATCACCACTTTTAATTCATACAACAAGATGATTCGCATACAATGTCCTGATGAAGAGATTAAACAGATCTTAGAGACCTTATATTATAAGGTGTTGAATATTGAATTCAATCTTTATGGCTGGGCACGAACCATGTGCAAGTATGGTGACTTTTACCTCTATCTAGATATCGATGCAGATATGGGCATTAAGAACGTCATTGGTCTTCCTACACGCGAAATAGAAAGACTGGAAGGTCAAGATAAAAATAATCCCAATTACATCCAATATCAGTGGAATAGCGCCGGTATTACTTTTGAAAACTGGCAAATCGCCCACTTTAGAATTCTTGGCAATGATAAGTTCGCTCCATATGGCACGTCAATCTTGGATTCCTCCAGAAGAATTTGGAGACAGTTAACACTTCTTGAGGATGCTATGATGGCTTATCGTATCGTTCGGGCGCCAGACAGAAGAGTCTTTTATGTGGACGTTGGCAACATTCCTCCAACTGATGTTGAAAACTTTATGCAACGCTTCATCACTTCAATGAAACGTAACCAGATCGTTGATCCAGATAGTGGCCGCGTAGATTTACGTTATAATCCTATGTCCGTTGAAGAAGATTATTTTATTCCAGTACGCGGAGGTGTACAGACTAAAATTGAGAATCTTGCCGGTGGCACATATAACGGCGGCATCGACGATGTTAAATACCTTCGAGACAAACTCTTCGCAGCGATTAAGATTCCTCAATCCTATTTGATTCGCGGAGAAGGTGGCGAAGAAGATAAAGGCGCCCTCGCTCAAAAAGATATTCGCTTTGCGCGCACGGTCCAACGACTCCAACGTTCAATTATCACAGAACTGGAAAAAGTCGGAATTGCTCACTTGTTTACATTAGGTTTTCGTGGAGAAGACTTAATTAAATTTAAGATTCGCTTGAACAACCCCTCCAAAATCTCTGAGCTTCAAGAACTTGAAACATGGAATACTAAATTTTCTGTCGCCACAACCGCCACCGAAGGATTTTTCTCTAAGCGTTGGGTCGCAGAACACCTCTTCGATATTTCTGACGAAGAATTCCTACGCAATCAACGTGAAATTTTCTACGATAGGAAGATGGCTGTACAGCTTGACACATTGGCTGAAACAGAGGCAGCTGCTGCAGGAGGCGCCTTTGGTGGTGCAGAGTTTGGCGACGAAGCGCTGGCCGATGAAGGTTTAGGAGGAGAGGACTTAGGAGGAGAAGATTTAGGAGGGGAGTTAGAGGGCGAAGCAGCACCTGAAGCTGAAGAACCACCCGCTCTTTTAGCGGCTCCTGAAGGTGGCGCTGCAAAAAGAGACGATAAACCGCCGGTATATAGAAATAAAAAGACAGGAAAAGGTAAAGAATATACACCAAAAAAACACGATGACCGACCAGCGGGCGCTCGAAAAAGACAAATGAAGGCTTTAGGCACTCACGAGATAGCTCGAATGCCAACACGACAGGTACGAATGAACTTGCCAGCAGGCGCTAAAGAAATGTTAGGTCTTGGTAAAGGTATATTTGAGAATAAAAAGACTAATTATGAGAAAGAGGAAAAGGAAATCTTCGAAGTGAAAGATGAAATCAAAGAACTATTTAAAGATCTG